AGGTGGCAGAGTCGTATTTCTCGATGATCCAGTTGAAGCCATTCCCACCGTTCTCGTTTGCCTGGTACGAGATGCGGTAGTACTCACCCTGCCTGGCGTTTACCACGACCACCGCGAGAATCGACTTATTCCACGCTGAGCTCAGGGCCGAAGTCACCCCGGCGCGGATCTTCTGGCGCAGCGGATATCCCTTGCCCCGATTGATCGTTAAGCCGTCCGCGACAAACGAGAGAATCGAGTTGATTTCAACCGCGACCCCGGCGTCGTTGCGATAGCGGGTCTCTGCTTTGTCACCAGTGGAGGGCACCGAGAAGAAACGGTTGTCTGTTCCGGTTCCATTGGTCTTCGTCAGGCCCTCGGCAACAGTTGGGTAGGTGCCCACGCTGGCGAGGAACTCGGCGTAAATCTTCCTCAAGGTCGGCTTTGTAATGCCATTGATCGTGACGAAATCAGCGTCAGACAGGAACAGCGCATTGGCGTTGGACACAAGCTGGTTGAAAAGCTGAACGTCGGTGGCTCCGCTCATAAAAACTCCAGGCAACAAAAAGCCCGCTTAAGCGGGCGAGAATTCAGATGATCTGGGCACCAGGCCAAGACTTGGTATACCAACGTACAAGCTCTGCAGTTAGAGCGGCGTTCATAACGGGCAGCGGCATTCCGAGGAGCAGCTCTGTAAGCGCCGCCTCGTCCACAACTGGCAATTCAAATAGCTCAAGGGTGGCCGTGTATCGCCATAAGTCATCGCTAACAAATTTAGGGCCATCATAAATGTCGGTGAATCGAGCACGGGTTGGGTTAAGCCCCATTGGAGTCATGATTGGGCAAAGAAACCAATCAACCCAGCCGATGCTCAATTTGCACCAGCCCTCGAACATCTTCGCCTCCTTCGAGGACAACAGCCAGGTCACAGGCAGAAGCGTCGGTACGTTGCCAAACCGGCGCCGCTGCATCGATCTACCGCTGGCCATAGTTGTTCTGACTATTGGACTGACGGGCTTGAAGCCGTAGTCATCTCCCACCGGAAGAGGGAGACCTTCGGGAAGTGAAAGCATTCTCAGGCATCCTCGGGAGCAAAGTTGTCATCGTCTGCATATACGCGAACGTCGTAGTTGATCGCCTCCATTTCCGCCGAGTAGTCGCCAGGCTCTATCGATGTAATAAGAACCGGGTAGCACCATCGAGTTGATACCCCGAACAACAGGTGCGGCGGCTCTATCTGCAGTGAAAGATCTGGCACAAAGTCGATAGCCTGGATGGCAATGCGATAGTCATCGATCCGAGCAGCAGTCCATGGACCACTGATTGAACCGTCCGGCCTCCGCACCGCCAGCACATGCGTCTTCCCCTCGTTCCACACGAAAGCCTCACTGCTTTCGATGACCACAGGGCCCTCACCTGCAGTGAAGTCCGTCATGATTGAAGACTGGGCGTAACCAGGAATGTCGTCAGCGACGGCGTCATAGTTGAGGTATCCACTGTTTAACGCGGAGAGTTCAGTTCCCCAACTGTAGATCTTGTTTTGATAGACCTGGGCTCGACGCTGACGCATACCGTAGCGCCAAGCACGGTCACGGTCGGTAACGCCATCGAGCGTGATCTCCTTTACCGTCTGAAAGGCGTCACCTGGAAGCTTGCACTTTACCGTTTCTTCCGCCCAAGTCTTATAGTCGCGGTACTTGATGGAAACACCGTCAAAATCGTCAGGCGCAGCCAGTGTGAACGAGCGCTTGAGTGATCCAGTCATGTTCTGCGGCGTGTACATGTTTTTGATCTGACTGCGCGGCTCATCACGCACCGGCGTGATACGGCCCCTCTCAAGGGTGAACTCTGCAAACCCTGCCTTGAGAGCTTCGTTCAGGGCCTCCTTGACCGTACCAGCCTCCTCCACAGAGAAATCGAAGTAGTCGCCGCGGCTGTGCCAGATGGCGCCATACCGCACAAACTCTTCGATATCTAGATCATCGTCTGTCGCTCCTACCGACTTCGAAACATACGACGCCCAGGGCGCGATATCGCGCGTTGCTGTAGGTTCGGACCAAGCGCCATTCACCAAGACAGGAAGCTTTCTGGTGGCTATGAGTGATACCTGGCTTTCAGACTGTGCCGACAGTTTGGTACCACCGCGTGCATACACAGCTATAGTGGTCACCCCCTCATAGCGTAGAGGGGCCTTATCAATGCGAGCCCTTAGGCCGTACCACTGCACCCGGTCTTGCTGGTTGCTGTCCGACGACTCCTCTCCGATTCGGCGAACCCTCATCTCCCCCCTCATATAGGTCGGGAAATTGATTGCCCGGGTGAAAGCGATCTGATCCCGGCGAGCTGCCTTGAACGTCCAGAAGACGCTTGTCCACTCTCCCGCTGTGTTGATGTCGCGATACTGGGCCTCGACCTTGACGGTTACTTCAACCTGACGCCCCTTCTTCGAATAGGCAATCAGCCCAGCGGGAAAGAAGAAGTCCAACTCGACGCGACGGACAACCTCATTCTCCGGACAGACTGCGAACGAGCCGGCCCAGTCGCCTTCAGTTGTGGAAGAGTCCAGGACAACTGATACATCACTGGTTTGCATTGCGTCGAAGCCCAGCCAGTCATCGTCCACTGTGCCAGTGTCAGTCAGCCGAACGACCGTGATTGCCGATGGCCCGTGGCCCTCATCCGCTGGGGTGTTGTCATCATCCTCCACTGAGTCATCGGATACCTCCGTTATCCGATACCGCAGCCCCCTGTACCCAATTGTTGCCAGCAGAGACCCTGCCTGAAGTCCCACGACTGGTGCACCACCTTCGTATGTCATGGTCATGCGGGCGTACTGCCCGTCCGTGGCGGCCTCTGTCTTAACGCCCGTTACGAACGCGGGGCTTGAGCCGAGGATGTCAGATACAGACCCGGTTATAGACAGCGGCGAGCCAGTGAACGGTGCGGCCTGTTCAGCAATGCGCAGCCTCCCGGAGGAAGCAGTGGCCACCAGACCGGTACCGGACAGGGACGCGCTGACCGCAGAAACCAGGCCGGCAAGATTAGCAACGTTCGTATTCAGCGATACCGGAAAGCTGCTCACTCCTCGCGATACGGTGAAGCTCAGCGACACCACATCGAAGTTGAAACGCGCAGGCGCCGCGCTTCCGGTGACCATGGATGCGTTACCAGGCACGGCCGGGGTTCCGGGCACCTCAGGGTCGTAGCTTGCAACGATGTAGTTTCCAGCATTAGCTCCCGCGATCTCGATCCGCATACCGACGAATGCTTGGAGCATGGGGAGATGCGGGCCGCTGACGATGGTCGCACTACCATCAACTGGAGCGGTGAAGGTGTACGGATAGGTCAGCTCGACGCGCGCAATCATGCCGCTATCCCAGCCAAAGGGGAACCATCCCGCCCCTTCTGGGACACTCAGCACCAGATCGGCCGCCAGCAGAGCATTGCCGCTGAACTGCTGTGCTACTTGAGTAATGTTGGTGAGTGTAAGGCCGCCAGACCCGGTGTTGGTCGCACCTACTTCGGTCGAGTTATGCCACCACAACCGGGCTGACTCGTCGGCCAGTGACTCACCCGGTCCGTACACTTTGTAGCGTGCGGTACTGCCGAGCGAAGCAAGCGTGGTGTCGCCTATCTTGACGTCCGTGGGATTTATCTCGAACTCGCCTACGCCAACACATAGCAATAGCTCAACCCATTGTTCCGTCTCATTGACGAAGTAATGTCGAGGCGGGACGAGATAGTCTGGAAAGATTCGAGCCCTGCCTGCAACCTCGCGTATAACGTCACCTACCTTGACCTGGTTACCCGTGGTCTTGGCCAAATTCAAATTCTGCCCCGACCGACCCTGATTGCGCGGAGTGGACAGCGGCCTCTGGGTCATCATAACCACGCCGACAGCAACCACTGCGGCAACAACGGCCCACACTGCGACTTCCAGGCCGGTCCCTTTTGGTTCCGGGTAGATCCTCACAGTGTCTTGGGGTGAGAACTCAGTTTTCGCCCAACGATCAGGATTGATGAAAACCCCGTTCAGCTCGATGCTTATTGGTGGCGAATGCCTTGGCGTGTAACCTGGAACCTTCTGAAAAAGCCAACCCTCAATGGTCATAACCTGATCAGTCCGGTGGCGCTCCAGGGGAGAACCCTCAAGCTTGCTCGGGTAAAATTCGATCACGGTGGTAGCTCACTTTCAGATACTGGTCTTGAAAACGCCGTAGCGGTTTGATGGTTGCCCCGCTGGGCTTCATCTCCAGGCCGTGCAACCGACCTTCCACCTCAACGATTAGCGCAACGTGGATGCAGATTTCCCCTCGCCAGATGCAGGCAATAGCCCCTATTTCCGCTTCGCAGCGTTCCATGGCCGATGACTCAATATTTACGGCCCGGGTGAATTCTTTGGGCATGGTGCTACGGACATACCCCCAGCTCGGCAGCAGCGGCAAACCATAGACCTGATGACGTACTAGCCTGGTCATGCCCCAGCAATCGAAGCACGCAGGACCGCGCCCGCCATCTTCGTAGGTGGCCTCTAGGTACTTATCGAACATTTCCAACACCCAATAAAAAGCCCAGCACGATGGCTGGGCTATTTGGAGTAGTTTCGACCTAGGCCTTGGATGCACATCCAGGCTGCGTCTGGTCGATGATCAGATCACCTTCGACCCGATAACCGATCATGCCGAAAATGAAGGAGTGGTTGACTGAAGTCATAACCACATCGCTCAGGCCGACTGCGCATCGGTCTTTCTGGATAGCGTCATCCATAGCGGTTTTGATGTTGGGAAAGCCCAATGGGAAGAGGATCACCGGGTAGTTATCCTCGCCAATGACCCGCTTACCCTTCACGAACTTGGACGAGTTCAGGTTGTAGTTTTTGGTGCTGGCAACTGTCATATCGGCGACGCGCACGGTACAACCAGACGCGAGTACAGCGCCCATCAATGCAACAAACAACGCTTTTTTCATGGCTTGCTCCGTTCAGAAGCGCGGGACTATAACAAAACGCCATCATCTGAAGCACGCCTGTAAATCAGGTGTAGCGGAGCGCTGGCACGAAATCCAAGGTGTACTTACGCCTTGGCCAAGCCAAGTTGACGAAGTCGAAGTACCCGGCTTGCAGCTGAACGGTGGCCCCTTCCATAAAGCCGCTCAGCACGTTCATGCGGTATGGCTTCTCAGCCGGCGCTGACAAGTCGGAAGACAGGTAAGTGCGGAAGATCATGGTGATCTTCTGCCTGGCTTCCAGCGCCTGATCGATAAGTTGCTGAGCAACGCCAGTCACGTTATCGATCGCGAAAGTCAGCGACTGGTTGCCGCTATTGTCACGCTTGGGCAACGCAGCGTCGAAGGCAGCCGCTGTGAAAGTCGCCAGAACGCCGTCCTCGGTCGTGGCCACCAGATCTTCAAACGCTGAACAGATGTACACGGGGCCAGGCCAGGAAACGCAGCGGAGCTCAATGGTAGGGATGATCCAAGCCCTGCCCCCGGAGGCATACAACGTTGCAATTGCTGTCATCGCCCTACCCTTTTCGCCCCGTAATACTGCTCATATGCCTTGGCCAACTGACCACCCTGCCTGATGTTCGCCACGCAGATATCCAAGATCTGACGACCATCAGGGCCAGTGGAGTGCTGGACCTGCCCCGCGCGGCTGGCGTCCTCGTACAAGTTAACGTTCGGGGGCAGCTGCGCCTGGGGCTGAGCACCGCCGACAGAATCACCTCCATCGGCAGTGCCGACCGAAGAACTGCCTGGGCCGCCGATAAAAGCAGCACGCCCATTGCTGATGGCTTCAAGAGTGCCAACTCCTATCCGGGCGGTTGCTTCTGCGTCAAAGACGTATTCCCCCCGGTGGACCGGGCCTGCGACTTCGTCTCGACGACCGTTCCCGGTATAACCACCCTCCATGAAACCCGCCCCAGACATCGCTGTCATCCCCACAGCCGCAGCCAGCGGGTTAGCAATAGTCAGGGCAGTAGCCATTGCGCCAGGTGCCAAGGCGGGACCGACAATCGGAATGGCAGCGGTAGATGCAAAGGCAGCGAGGCCGGCCTGCAACGCGGTTGCCTGGGCATTCGCGCTCATCATCCCAGCAGCACTGAGCTGGGTCGTTTTTCCGACGAGCATCTGCACGCCCTGGTAAACCAGCCATTGCGCCGCCATGTCGGCCAGCGCGTTGAGGACAGATTCTGCAAACCCGCCCAGCATGTTGTTCAGTGCATCGCCAGCATCTTCCGCTCCGGTCGCAACATCCTTTAGGAAGGTGCTCAGTTCACCCCTGGCGCTGCCGAGGGTGCTGTTGGTCAAATCGGCAGCCTGGGCTGAATAGTTCTGCGCCTCGTCGGCAAAGTTCGCCCACGCTTCGCGAACGCCGTTCATCCAGTTGGACTGCTGCTCGTCAATCGCCGCATAGTAGTTCTGCTGAGCTTCCAGCCTCTTGTCGAGCTCCTCCTGGAGGACCTGCGTTTCGCTCGCATACAGCTCCGGCTCAATCTGCCCGGTGTTCCGCTGCTCATTCAGGGACTGGAGGTCTTCGACATACTTCTGACGCAGTGCCAGCTCAGACCGCATACGGTCGCGGGCCTTGTCCCCCAGGCCAATTCCGGCCAGCTCCTGCGCATAGCCATTTACCGCCGACTGCGTGCCGGCTTGCTGAGCAGCCTTGAAAGCGCTGAGCTTTAGATCGTCTTCGTTGGCCTTCTTGATCTTGTTCAGGGTATCCAGCTCGGCGGCCAACTCAAGCAGGCGCTTTTGCTGGGCTTTCGACAGATTGCCGAGCTTGCCCTCCTGAAGCTCGAAGGAGAGTTTCGCGACTTCCGTGGCGTTCTTCTGCTTGTCACCAGTGGTGTTGATCAGTTCGATCTGGCGCTTGTAGCCCTCTTCTGCCGCCTTGAAATCCGTCAGCTGCTTCTTGGCAGCCTGCTCAGACTTTGATTCCCCCTCGCGCTTGGACTTGTTCGCCTTGTCATTGGCCTTTTTCTGCGCCTCGATGGCGTTAGCTGCCGACAGGATGGCCTGGCGATCTGTTTCGGTGAGGTCCGCATTCTCGGCGATGTAGCGGTTCGCGATCTTAATCGCGTCATTGTTGTCTTGCAGGCCGCCGAGCTGCTTCTGCAGAGTTTCCAAGTAAGTCTGGCCAGCGCTGCTCATGCCGCTCTTCGCGGCATTGTTCGCTTCGGTCGCGACTGTGTTTTCCTTGGTGACCCCAGTGAGGACACGCAAGGTTTCGGCAATCAGGCCTGAGCGCTGATCTGCATCGCTGACGGCGCCGGCCTGCGTGATCCAACTCTGCAACGTAGCCGCCGGCAACTGCAGGCGACTACCCACTTCCTTGAGGATCGGGGCAAGGTTGGCACCAGAGGAACGAGCCTCGTTCAGCCGATCGATGATCCCCTGATAATCGGCAAGCTGCTTGTTGTACTGGCCGCCCGAGTCGCGAACAGGAGCTGTCACTGTCGCAGAGCGTATTGCCTGGGCAAGATCTCCGTAGGCATCCCTGACCTTGTCCGTAGCGTTAATCTGCTCCTGATGCCATTTCACCAGGGCAGCTTCGCGCTGGTCCTGGTTGAGCTTCTGGAACTCCTCCCGCAGTTGGGATAAGGGCTTTTGCATGTCCTCCAGACTGACCCCAGCCTGGTCCGCGTTGTCACGAAGCAAGAGGAAACTTGCCGCGGCAGTGCCTGCGAGGATCGCCAGCCCCATCGGACCTCCCAAGCCTGCGAGGAGACCGGCCGAAGCGGCCTTCAAGCCAGACTGAGCAGTTGCTACTGCGGTGGTTGCTGCGGCCTCCTTTGTCCGCGCGGTCGCAAGCTGGATGGACATTTGGGTCTGAACTGCGGTGCCTCGCGCCGCAATCGCTTCCCGCTCAGCGAGAATGGTAGCCGTCTGAGCCTTCCGCTGATCTGCTATCGCCGACTGCAGTGTTGCCTCAGCCTGGGCAACTCGTGCGGCCCGGTCAGCCCGCGCCGCCTGCACGGCCAGCCCAGTTTTCACAACGTAGTTGGTCAGCGCAGCTGCACCGACGCCGCCCATGGCCACGGCCACAAGGTCCACATTGTCAGCCAGCGCAATCAGCACGTTCGCAAAGCCTGCGACGATGCCGGTTTGCTCCTCCATGCCGCCCAAGAACGCCTGAATGGCGTTGCTGATGTTCACCATCGCGTCCTGAACGCTGGTGGACATGTCGGCCGCAGCCTTGCGGTTGACCTCCACGGTGCGCAGCAGGCCAGTATTGATGTCTTCGAGCGACAGCTTACCCTGCACGCCGAGCTTTCGGATTTCCTCGGCGCTCTTGCCGGTGGCGGTGGCAATCGCAGTGACGATGGTCGGCATGGCGTCCTGAATGGAAACCCAGCCATCCGCCTCTACCTTGCCGGTCTGCAGCGCCTTCGAATAGGCATCCAAGGCCGACCCAGCTTTATCTGCAGCCGCGGCGTTGGTCACCAGCAAAAAGCTGAAGCTATCCGTGATATCCAACGTCTCTTGGGTGTTAAAGCCCAGGCTACGCATAACGTCAGCAGTGCGGATGTACAGCTCTTGCGCCTCAGCCAGAGGACGGTAGGTTTCCTGCGCAGTTTGTAGCAGGTGATCCTGAACCAGCTGGTACTCACTTGCGCTACCAGCTGCAGCCTTCATCCGGTCAGACATCTGCCCATAGGCGTCAACTTGCTGGATGATGCTACCGATCAGACCGGCGCCGGCCACTGCCGCGAAAGCGCCGCGCATGAGAGTGCCGGCTTGCTGCGCTGCTGCGCCAGCTCGATCAAAAGCCGAATCGACCTTAGCCAGACTCTGGTCAATCGCCTGGGATGACCGCGCGACCAACTGATCCGCATTGGCCAACTCCCGACGCAGCTGGGCGGTGGTCGCCTCGATCTGGACCAGCATTCCCTGGACCTGTTGGTCGGCCATGTAATTCTCCAGAACGAAAAACCCGCCGGAGCGGGAATTGAGTCAATTGCCTCGGCCCGTAAGTGCCTGGCGCAGCTTGTCGGCAACTGTCGAGGCGCTCGGTTTCTGCTTGGCGCCTTGGGCCTTCCCTTTGCCGAAAGGGTTGGTCATTTGCGACCATTCGAGCCGGGCATCAAGTGCCATGAAAAGCTCAGGCAGCGGCGTGCACCAAGCAACATCCGGCGCCCAGCCCAGCCAACCCGTAGCGATCGAATAAAGCCGGTCAACGTAACTTCCGTCTTCAATGACGCTTACGCCGTCCCGGCTTGGTCGTTTCCCGACTCTTTGCCGCGAGGGTTGTACAGCGCAACCAGGTAGGCGTTCAGCTGCGTCGACACATCGAGAACGCCGTGCTGCCAGACTTGCTCTGGCACTGCCTTGGCGGCCTTCTCGTCAAGGCCGGCGCCGGCCACCAGAATGGCGGCGCAACCGTCGACGCTGAGTGAGTTGATCGCCTGGGAAGCACCGCGCAGGCCACCAAAGCGGCTCTCGATCGCCCGCACAGCCTTCAGGGTTGGGGTCAGGGTGAACTCTTCATCACCCAGCTTGACAGTAACGGTACCGTGCAACGTGTTGTTCATTAGGCAGGTCCTGTGAGGCCGGGGCCGTAGCCCCGGGCACTTATGGGGTTACAGGGGCCGGCAGCAGCTCGAGGATTTCCGAGTTAATGCCCAGGGTGATGTTGCGGCGCACCACGTTGTCAGCCGCGCCTGCAGCCACGGTGTTGTTCATGACCTTTGCCCGGTAGTAGAACGTGGTCGGGCTGATGGCCGGCGAGGCATCAGGGTCGCCGTCATTCAGGGTGACCTTGATGTTGTAATCGCCCTTGCTACGGTCTTTGTGGGCGGTCTTCACCGCGTTCTGGCCGGTGTCACCGTTATCCAGGCCCACAGTGAGGGTCATGTCGCCGGCGTCAGCCGTGCCCTTGTACTTGCGCACACGGCCATCCTCGAGCGACGTGAAGGTCACGCTGCTGAAGGTGTCGCCGAACTCACCGAGGTCTTCGATTTCACCAACACGCACATAGGTGTCGGCCTCGAACTCGGTTTTGGTGGTCGCACCGGTCTTTCCGCCAATGAAGAGGCGGCAGCCGGCGGCTGTATTGAGGTTGTCTTCTGCGGGCATGGGTGATCCTCCAAAGCCACGTTGGATAGAAGCCGCGGCGCGGCCTGTGGGTGATTCAGTGGGTGGTGATCACGCGGACGGTGATCGAGCCCTGGTAAGTGATGCCATCGGCGTCGCGCTGGGCGTCGGACTGCTCGACCCGAACGGAAACCGCTCGGCCCACCTCCAGCGGAAGCCGGCGCTCATCGAGGGCGGCGATGACCTCGCCGTTGATGCGTTTGACCTCGGCTTGGCCCACGGCATCGGACCAGACCGACAGGTAAAGCAGGCGCGTTTCGCGCTTGCGGCCCGAGATCGGGCTGCTGTTGACCGAAACCTCTCGATCGATGGAGACGTACGGCATTTCGGCGTTCAGCGGCGCGCCGTCGTATATCGGGCAGCTGACCTCGGCCTGAAGCCTAGCGAAGATCGCCTCTTGCAGAGCCAGGGATGGATCAGCCATTGCCTACCCCCTGGCTTGCTTTGCGCAGCGTTCGGCGGACTGCTTCCTGAAGATCGGCCATCACAAACTCGCGGTTTACATCCAAAGACGGCCGCAACCATGGGTGCGCCGGCCTCGCTGGTATGTCCGGGTACTTGCCGAAGAAGTGCTGCCCATCGGACTTGTTCTTCGTGTCGCGCTGGCGTATCGAGTTGCGCCGCCCTTTCAGTTGCGACTTGTCGCGGTTGTTGGTGTGCACGCCGCCGATCGCGTCCCGGTCAGCTCGTTGGTACATGCTGCCGGAATAGCCCTTGGTGCCGTACTCAAGGAACCGTAGGTAAAAGAATCGGCGATTGTCTCGCTTGCCGCGTATGCCCACCTGAGCATCCAACCCGCTGGGGGTGACGTAGACACGCAGGGCTGCTGCTGCAGCGCCGGTATCCTTGGGGATCAGCTGTCGCTGGGTTGCGAGTACCCGCGCAGCTGCTTTGGCCATGGCAGGCTGCAACTCGTTATCCATCGTCTTGTGGATGTTGCGCAGCGTCCGGCGTAGCCGGATATCACCGCGAAGGCTCGACCGGCGCGCCATACCCTACTCCTTGGCCGGATCAGCCTTTGCGGGCTTCGCGGCCTTGTCGGTGACCGCTTCGGCGTACCCCCGGGCAATCAGGCCTTCGCCATAGGCCTTGTCGACCTCGAACTCTTCGCCCTTCTCCCGCTCACCGGATGCGCCCGTCAGCGGGCCTAGTGCTCGAATTTTCATGATTCACCTCATGGGTTAGGTACCGATGAGCAGAGAAGCCTCATCAAGGAGTTTTCGTTGTCTGGCAGAACCGCCTCGACCTGATAAGTAACTCCGCGTCGCGTGAGCCGAGATCCCGCAACGATGTCTGAGCGCTGCCTGCCGATGATTTCGGCGGTTACAACAGCACTCAGCTTTTCAGCAACCGCAATGACTCGACCGCTTGGGGTGCGAACCTCACCCCACATTTCAGGGCGAGCCGCTGGCAGCCACGTCACTTTGGCGCCCCCGGATTTAGTCCTCTCCTCGTGTCGATGAGCCACCTGCAGCCGATGACGCAGCGGCCCGGCCCTCATATGCCCCACCCGATACGATGCGGCGTCAGGAGCGCCTTCGAACCTTGCGGCAGTTCGGTGGCGATGGTCCCGATCACGACGTCCTCGCGGTTGGCGTAAAGGTGGCCGAGGATCAGCAAGCAGGCAGCCTTGATCTGCTTATTGCAGACCATGGGGGACTCGCCGGCATCGTCGGCAGCGACAGCTTCGTCCAGCGCTTGCTGATCTGCGTAGAAGCGACGGTTCAGATAGTCCATAGCCTGCCCCTCTGCCGCCTCGATCAGGAGCTCCA